CTTTCCAGAGATAAAGCTATTGACCCGGCCCATCGCCCACGCAGCCATCGGCACATTGCGCGATCCGCTCGACAGATAAGCACCTTGTCCACGGCGATAGACAGCAGCCAGCTGCCCATACGTAAACCGAGACTTATCGGCCTTTTTTTTGAGCGCGGCCTTTGTTGCCTCGCTTAGTGGTTTTCTTTTTGGTGCCACCTTGTTTGGCCCTCGATGCGGAAACGGCTTTGATGTCGATGAACTCCCCAGCCTTGTAAGCCTCGGCAGTTCGCTTGATCTCACGAGCTTTGGCAGCGCGGTTTCTCGCACCCGAGAGGTACTTCTTAGGCAGGCCAGTGGCCTTGTCCTTTGGAACCCGGCGCCGCTTGCGTGCCATTACTTCTTCTTGCCCTTCTTTTTCTTTTTCTTGGGCTTACCCATCCCGTAATGAGCTGGCATCACTTGCCCTCCGAAGGTGCTTCAGTTTTAGCGGACTTTTTCTTGGCCGTCGCTTTGGGCTTGGCCTCAGCGCCTGACGCCTTGAACTGGTATTTAGCTGGAAGTGGCATCGGGGTAACGACGGCTTAACTGTTCCAAAGTTAGCTCCGTCCCGTCCCTGGCCACAAACTTACGAATCGCCTCATCCGGTCCAAACCGATTCACAAGGCGATCCCAAAACCTCAAACGACCTGGCCCAAGAACATCCAACTTCGTCGCCTCGTCTTGTTCATTAAGCCACTCGCCGTAATCCTGCCGAATGTCACTCTCTCGACCTGTCTCACCGCGCCAGATACTCCGGGTCCGTGAGCGACAGTTGAAGTGCTGCGGCGGCAAAGGCCCCTTACCCCACTCGTAAATCTTGCCGTCCAGTGATCGACAACGGGCAGACGTGCGTGTGTCCAACACCGCCGTGTAGCGGTAACGGTTGGTGATCAATGGATTGGCTAGCGCCACAAACCGATCCACCTCCACCGCCATCTGCGTCACCGTGGTGCGAACAATCGCCCGCATTTGATTGTTGGCCGCTGATGTCATCAGACCACCAGATTGGATGATGCGATTGATCGAGCCGCGCTGATCCTTCCGCAAACTGCCGCGCAGACGCAATGAGATTTGCCGGATCGTGTCACCACTCAACAACCCGTTTCGCACCGTCAGGCCAAACAGCTCCGCCTGCCGTGTCGCAATCCGCCGGAACGCCTTGTCCACCACCTCACCATTAGGCAGCCGCACCGCACCGCCGGCCGCTAGTTGACCGACAGGCCGCCCAGCCACTTGCTCCTCTAAGTTTCCGCCCAACGCCACAACACCCCGAGCCGTGGGGTCAGACAAGACAACAGCAGCAGCAAAGCCCGCCAAGATCGGCACACGCCGCACCGGCTCATCCTCACCCTCCGGCACAACCCGGCCCAGCTCCTGCTCACTGAAGCGAGCCTGAACCACAGCCAGCTCCTGCATCTCGTCAATCATCAGCGCAGTGCTAAATGCACCCCACGCCTGCAACTCAATCTTCAGTTCTTGGAGAATCGCCCGGAGCTTTTCAGCCTGATCAGCTCCCGACAAGCCATCAGCAGCAGCCAGCTCATCAACAGCGTCCAGCACCCGATCGTTATATGACTCAATGATCCGGCGGGAAACGCTGTTGCTGTAACGATTGAGTTCAATCGCATTTCGGAACAGTTCGGCTAGTTCATTCATGCCGGTTTCGGTCACTGCAATCACTCGTGTTTTTTCGTACCACGTTGTACGCACAACGGCGTAATTTTCGTTGATCAGGTCGCCCGTTGAGAAAAACAGGAGCTGTTTGTGCTCATCGTCCGACTGCTTCCTGCGTAGCTTGTCGATCCAGCTCATCAGTCGGGCATTGCGTCTTGATCTTCCGGCTCAGCTGATTCCTCCGGCATGGTCTCCCGCGCCTCAGGTTCCGGCTGGTCCATCTCAATCATGCCGCCGTTCTGCGTGCCTTCCAACTCCTCCTCTACGTCGAAGTCGTCGCCCAGCACTTCACCCGCCTCCAGCTGCTCCAACAGCGTGGACTGCGTGATGGTGCCGGCCGTGTAGAGCTGCAGCAGCGCCTGGATCTCATCAGGCTCCAAACGTGCCGCCATGAAGTCACGATTGACAAAGGAGCTGCCGGCCTCAGGAATCTGCAGGTAGTCCGCGTGATACTGCAAGCAGTTGTCAATCAAGTCCTGCATCTGCTGAGCCACCACCTGCATCGTGGAGTCGCCTTGGCTGCGGTCGATCCGCTTGGATGCCGCCGTTTCGGCTGACAGCTTCTGACCCAGAATCGCGGCCAGACCCAGTTCATTGATTTGACTGGCGATTTGATCCAGCCGGCGGAACTGAGCATCGAAGCTTCGGCCTTGGGGCTCGATATACTCCGCCTTCGCATCTTGGGGGAGGGCCATTGCTTCGCCGGGCCCTGCACTGATCTCCTCCGCAGATTGCGGGAAGCCATAGACCGCGAGCATGGGAACAGCCGAGATATGGAGCTGATTGTCGAGATCAGATTGCACCTGATACGCCTTCAGGTTCAGCTCGGCAATGTCAGCCAGAGGCGGGCGTGATTCGAGGATGCCCGTCCTGTTGGAATACGCCACCGCAAACGGGATGACATCGAGGCTGGTCGTTCCCTCCTCCACCACTCGGTAGTCGCCCTTCTTGTCCTTCTGGTGGATCTCAAACGCGCCAGGGGTCAACACGCGCACCTGCTCCACCAGCTTCTCGCCGTAGTCGCCCTCAGGCTGCACAACCTTCTCGAACAGTCGCAGCTGGGTCAGCTTCTGCTGCCCGTCGATGATTTCGGACCGCCACCCCAGCACATCCGGCGGAGAATAAATGCTCCAGTACGGCCGGCCGTTTTCACCCGCAGCCGGTGCATCCACCAGCACGCCGACGTGGCCGTAACGGATCATTTTGCGGGCGGCTTCATACAGAAACACGTCCAGATTGTTGCCCAACAGGTCAACATCAAACAGCTGTTCGGTGACCGTATCGCTCACGTCTTGCAGCCTGATTGGCTTACGGGTCAACATGCCGGCAAGCAACCTTTCCAGCCTTGAGAAGTAAGGCGGCAAGGTTGAACGCATGAGCCTGGCGTCATATGACTCATCCAACTCACGCGGTTCTTGCGGTAAGTATTTCCGATGCTTTTTTCTAATGCCAAACGTTCCCAAACTGATCGCTTCTAAAAGCTCCCAGTGGGGCTCCATGTTCACGTATGCGTTATTCGGGTCACTAACAATCGCAA